TGTGTCTTCGGCAATATCAATCATGTCAATGATGATGTAAGGATACTTCTGGTCAGAGATTTCCTGGTCAGGTTGCCCAAAACGGACATCTACATTGCGGGTAGTCTGCTGTGTACCAGCGGCTTTCTGGTCAGTAACTACAATTCCTTTAAGAAGATTCTTTAGGGCCTCATCTTCCGATAGGAGAAAAGTCATAGTTCACCTACAATCTTTTGCAGGGCACCCATAAAGAAGTTTTCTGCTTCTTTAGTGCGGGCTGAAGAACGGCGAATAGCAGCAGTAGGGCGATTGTGTTCTGTGCCATACTCAAGGGTCTGAGCCTCATTAAAGTGCTTATCGTGAACGTGGACTTGAAAACGCTTATCATCGTAGATGACGCCCATATTGCCAACAACGTGGCGAGGCCATCCACTTGCTTTTGCTTCTTTGCGAAGTTGACCAGTCATGTAGCGACTGGTGTGTTTGGCTGCTTGTTCTACTGCGCTATGGATGTGCTTCATTGCTTCACCACGTATGTAGGTAGCATGAAATAAACCCCTTAAAAAGCGCAAGTAGTGGGAAACTACACAGACCCGCAGCGGGTTACTGATAATGCAATGATAAATGAAAAAGCCACCCGTAGGTGGCTTAGTCATTACTTCTTTTTCTTTTCTTTCTTTTCTTCCTTGGCTTCTTTCTTCTTGATGCCCTTGATTATCTTGGCATCAATCTTCTTGTCTTCTGCCATGGTCTTAGGCTTCTTCTTCTTGCCGTGAGCCTTGTCCTTCTTTTCAAATTCTTCTCGTTCGTCCTTGTCCAAGCCCGCTTTCTTAAGCATCTTGGCGTCTTTTGTCTTGTCCTTAGACTCTGTGTATTTGCCCTTCATAAATGCAGCCATTACTTTGCCTTCTTTCCGCTACGAGCAGTCTTACAGGTATTGCAAGAACACTTGCAACCCTTCATTGGCTTAGCCTTGGTGCACTTGCACCCACATGAGGCGCACATTATTTCTTGCCACGTTTTAGGGCTTTGAAGTCATCGCCAGTAATTTTGTTTGTTGGCTTTGCAGCCCCTGCAATTTTAGCCTGCTTTGGAGACATGCCTTTTGAAGCCTTACCTTTGCCGTAGCCAGGTTCTCCTTTTTTCTTTCCACATCCACATTTAACGCACATATTGTCTCCTTAGTTTTTTGAAGCCCACATATTGTCAACAAGGTTTGGGTATGGGCGCCCAGCCTTTTCTGCCCGTGCTTTAGCCGCAGCCTTCTTTGCAGGAGACATTGGCTTAGATTTCTTATTTGGGTTTTTCTTATTCCAAGGAGGAGTAGTTGCTTTTGGCATTACTTACCTCTCTTAGACTGGTGAGTTGAATGCCACTTTTTGGTAGCAGCAACACCTTGCGTAATTGTCTTAGCCCCAGCCTTTTTTGTCAGGTTAATCTTGTCGTAAGGACCTTTTTTTCCAGCATGGTCAACGATTACATCTCCTGTTTTGTTCTTCTTAATGGTGTGCTTTTCGCCATCTGCTTTAATAACTTTAGCCATTTGTCTTTGCCTTTACTGGTTTATTAGACTTAGCATGTTTCTCTGACAACTTTGCTATTTCAACTTTGTGCTTTGCTTCAAGCGCTTCCATCTCTAATTTTTGAGATTCAGGTTTTTTATTAGCCATGGTCTTTAGTCCTCCCCCATTTGGGTATGCCAACGGTGCTGGCGAAATCTTGGTAATCATTACTTTTTCTTTTTGCCCTTGTCAGCCTTGCGTTGTTCTGAAAGAGCAATAGCAACGGCTTGCTTTGGGTTCTTAACAATAGGGCCAGTCTTAGAGCCAGAGTGAAGTTTGCCTGCTTTGGCTTCCTTCATTACTTTTTCTACTTTGCCTTTACCTTTAATAGGCTTTGGTGGTTTAGTTGCCATTAACTATCCTCCCAATCTAAATCTTCAAGGTCTTCTACTTTTTCTTCATCTAATGCGTGGTCATCGTAGTCATCGCAAAGGCAGTTACCTTCACAGTCACAATCCTCGTCAAATAGGTCTTCATCAATTTCTGGTTCAAAAGACATCGTGCTTCCTTTTCCTATCGTGCCCATTGTTGGAACGTCTTAAAGTTTACCAACTCTTCAGGGTTCTGCTGGTTAAGGTCAACAGTTACAACGCTGTAGAAATTGGCATAACGTCCTCGTGGGAGTACACGGGTAGGGATAAAGACAGTATCTTGAAAGACAATACGGTCTTGAATATGAAGTGTTGGGTTTACCAAGACATCTGGGATTAAACGGTTTACATCATTAACACCTATAACTAGGCGCAAGGTATCTGTGGTGTAAAGACCGCGTTCGTTCATGATGTTAGTACCGCGAATTTGTTGCGCCATAATTACTGGCACTTCAATAGGGGTCTTCCAAGCAAGGCCGCTATTTACGCCTTCATTAGAGACATCGTAGATTGGGTCAACCCAGTTCTCATAGTCATCTTGTAAGGCTTGTTCGTCCCATTGGTACCAATTAACTAGGGAACCTACAGGGTCACGGAGTTCATCCGTTACGCCTTCTTCCATAGATTTATTTTCAAAATCAATTTTAAAACGCCCCTGGACTTTACTTCCACGCATGGCGTCTCCTTATCTATTAGGGTAACGAATAATAACTAAGCCAGAACCACCTGCTCCACCCACTGCACCAGCACCATTCCAACCAGTTCCTCCACCGCCACCACCTGTGTTTGCAGTTCCTGCAGTACCTGTTCCGTTGTAGTTAGTTCCTGCACCACCACCGCCAACACCGCCAAAACCACCAACTCCACCTGTGTAGTAGTACCCACCACCACCACCGCCACCAATAAACCCGTTAACACCTGTGTTAGTTGCAGCAAGCCAAGTTGCCCAGTTGTATGCGCCAGCACCGCCAGCCCCTCCTACAGTGCCTGAGCCTGCGCCGCCTACTGCACCAGCACCACCACCGCCGCCACCACTAGGTCCAGTATTGCTACCGTTTCCACCAGCATAACCTTCTACTGGAGAATACTCTCCTGCATTTCCAGCAGCACCAGAAGTAAGATTTTCAGTACCGCCACCACCAGAACCGCCAGTAAGAGCACTTGCACTAGCAGTATTGTTTGCGCCTCTACCACCACCTGTGGCAGAAAAAGAACCAAACATACTATTACCGCCATTTGTACCAGCACCAGAGTTAACAGCACCGCTACCTCCAGCACCGACTATTGCAGTAAAAGAAGTACCAGCCGTAAATATTTGATTAGCAAATGAACGAACGCCACCTGCTCCACCACCACCTGAACCAGGGGATGCGCCCGCACCAGCACCACCTGCAACAAGTAATATTTCGGCGTTTTTAATTTTTTCTAATGCAGTAAAAGTACTTGAAGAGGTAAAGGTATGATAAGTATAGTTAACATCTGCTGTAATAGTTCCACCTGTAGCACGAGTACCACCTATGCCGTAAAGATAGAAAGTTGAGTTAGCAACCATGTTAGAGTTTCCAAAAGTTCCAAAAGATAAACTTGTTATGGCAGAAGTTGAGGACCATAGCGCAGCGCCTAATCCAAGCAGACAAAAAGAAGCATTATTTTCTAATACTGAATCTGCATTAAAAGATTTAAAATTTGCAGACGTATAATTTGGAATATAAAATTCAACGTTTGCAAATGTGCTTGCTGTATTGTTAGCCGTATTAATGTCTCTAGCCTCAACATTGGATTCGGAGCCAGAAGAAACAGCAGTACCTGTAGCCATTAGGTACCTAGAAAACCCGTTAGACGCTGAACCATTTGGATATACATAAAAGTTTGTGTTGTTGTAAGCGGTAGTTACGTCTCGTACTGATACTTTAATCATTAAATCAGTAAAGTTTTGTGGAATGTTAGAGAACGTAACAGAAGATGTAGCCGAAGCCAAAGTTTGCGCTTGAATAAGCGTAAATGTGTTAGCCATTAGACTGCATACCTCACAATAACTAGACCAGAACCGCCATTACCCGAACCACGAGAACCACCTGAACCTGATGAGCCACCAGCACCGCCACCGCCACCGCCTGTGGCTGCTAAACCAGCAATACCGCCCACGCCGACACCGCCAGGAGAACCATTACCGCCGCCGCCGTTTCCGCCAGCAGAAGCAATCGTACCGCCATAAGAAGAAATGCCACCACCACCGCCGCCGCCAGCAAACCAATAAGTGCCACTTATGTTTTGACCTGTACCAGTTACAGCACCCCAACTTGAATAAGTAGATAGACCAACACCGCCTGCACTGCCATTAGGATTACTACCATTACTTTGTTGAACCTGACCAGCACCGCCAGCACCGCCACCGCCTGAACCTGAGTTCTGCCCAACACTTGCGCCACCAGCATTTCCTTGACCTGACACGCCAGTTCCAGGAGTTCCGTTATAACGCGGTTGAATACCAGCACCCGAACCACCATTTACTCCTGGCGTAAAGAATGTAGAACCGCCACCAACCGCAGCCGTTAAAGAGCCAAATTGCGAGTTTGACCCAGCAGTACCTTGTCCAGTATTTCCTATACCACCTGCACCAACAGTTGCTGTGTAAGGAGTAGTTGAAGTTAAAGCCTGAGATGCAAGATAAGAAATACCGCCAGCACCACCACCGCCACCTGCCCAGTATTGAACATCGTCACAGTTGCCGCCACCGCCACCTGCTATTTGTAAAATGTCTGCAGTTAAAGATTGTTGGGGAACAAAAGTTCCAGTAGTACGGAATGCGTGATACCAATAAGTACCGTCTTGAACAACGATGTCGCCACCTGTTGCTTTTGGAACAAAGGCTGCTTTAATTCCGTAAAGTGTTACGGATGAACCAATGGCAAAGACTGCGCTAGAACCAGCAATAAGAAAAGAAGTAATAGGAGCAGTATTTCTCCATAACCCTGTAGTTGCTTGTGCACTGTTTCCAGGAGCACTGGTTCTTCCTAAAACAGATTTGTATACATTTGAATTTGAGTAATTCATAATATGAAAAATGTTTGTATCAAAGTTTGTATTATCACTAAGACCAACATACATATCGGCAGAACTTCCGCCTCTGTCTCCGTAAGCGGCAGTACCGTTTCCGCCTAAACGTGCATAAGAGTAGGTACTACCAGTATCACCATTGAACTGCATACGGATTGCAACACTTGCTTTGTAACATCCAACAACTACTAAATCTGTATAGCCTTGTGGAATGTTAGAAAAAGTTATTGAGGCTGCAGTACTAGTTAAAGTTTGACTAGCAATTTTTACATAAGTAGGTGCAGCACCATAGTTATACTTAATAGCCATTATGCACCCCTAATTCCGTACAAAGCAAAAGTTGAATAGTTTATAAATGCACCACTTGGACTGACTAAAGCCAATGAAGTAACTGCTGCAGTGTTTATCCAAAGGGTTGAGTTAAAAAATACTCCACCACCCGTGTTCCATTCAAAACCACTTAGAGAACGACAAACAGTGTTTTTACTGGTGTTTGTGTAATCTAAAATATCAATAATTGAATTGCTTAAAATACCTGTATTAGACTGTATCAACCAAGCAACTGAGTTTCTTTGAGTTGTGTAGTTTACGGAATATGGGGTACTTCCGTTTGCGGCTACTAAATGGTTATTGTAGTTTGATGCCGTTGTATCGCCATTAAATTGAATTGCTACTGCATCGTATGCATTACTGCTAAAACTGATGCCGCCATTAATTCGCAATTGTAACTGTGTATAGTTTTGTGGAATATTGCTAAAAGTTATAGTAGAACTAGAAGCATCGGCTGTAGCAACAGCAATTGATTCAAAAGCACCAGGACGAGTTTCTTGGTCCCAGAATTTAGACGACTTAGAACCAGTTGTTAGACTGGATGTACTAAATCGTCTAATAGCCATGGATGAATCCTTTACTGAAAAAAGGGCGTAATTAAATTACAAGAACTGCTGCTTCGTCTGCTGTGAGAGGCTCACCAGCGACGAGTTTTGCTTTTGCGCTAACTTTAAGAGCGGCTACACGTGCAGCCTCTGTTTCACGTGCTGCTTGTTCTTCAGCAGCAGCAGCAGCCATTTGGTCACGGTCTGCAATCTCTTGAGCAGTTAGTTCAACAATTGTTGTTTCGCCAGTGGCGCAGTTTACGATTACTTTTGTATCAGCCATTATTCAGTTACTTCCTTCCAAGATGTAGTTGGTTCATCCCACACATATAGTTTGTCATCTGTAGGCATTGGTGTTGGCGCATTCCATAAACATGTTTCAACATCAAGTGTCCAAGATGCAAAAGGCTTTGGTGGAATGAACGCGTCTTTAACGGCATCGTACTTAAAGCCAATGCCTGCATAATTTTTGCGGTACGGAGTTCCGCCATTAGCGTGAACGCCACCTGCAGTGTTATACGAAGTCTTTTTCCAAGTTCCGCCAAGACCTAAGTCGTCAGCCAAAAATTCTTGACCACGTGCTTCCTGGTCATCAGCAACAACTAGAACACGAAGGACTGTGCCTTCGCTATCAATTTCGGCAAAATGTGCCATACGTTTTTCTCCTTACGATTGTCTTATGATAACAATAAAGTTTATCTATTAACCCTTATAACGAACAATAACTATACCTGAACCACCAGCGCCGCCAGCATAAGGGCCACTACCAGCAGGTGAAGAAGTACCAGAGGCACCACCACCGCCACCACCAGTATTTGCTGTTCCAGCGTCTCCACCAAGTGAAGTTCCTCCGCCAGCACCTCCACCAAAACTAGCAGTTCCAGCAGTACCACTTCCGTTTTTTCCGCCTCCGCCTCCGCCAGCATATTGAACACTAGTGCTAGTTATTGCTACAGAAACTCCTATACCACCGTTACCGCTTGTAGTTCCACTACCTGCAACACCAACACCACCAGCACCACCGCCACCACCTGCTGCGGTATTTCCAGAAGCACCTGCGCCACCAGCGTAACCTTGGTTAGCAGTTCCAGCACCTGCAGCAGCGGCTGAAGAACCACCACCACCAGAACCACCAGCGTTACCAGTAAGGGTAGAGCCGCCTGTAGGTAGGTTTGAACCACCACCACCGCCAGCAGTTGAAGTAATAGTTGCAAATGAAGAATCATTACCGTTTTGCCCACGACCAGTGCTGTTATTTGTTCCAGTTCCTCCAGCACCACCAGCACCAACGGTTACTGCATATGGGGTATTAGCAGTTAAAGAAAGTTTAGACTCCAGTGAACCACCACCACCTGTTGCTGTAACTGTTGAACGAAGACCGCCTGCGCCGCCACCTGCTCCTGTATACCAGTTAGCAGCACCGTAGGTACCACCACCACCACCGCCGCCTGCCACAACAAGATAGTCAACTAATAAATTTGTAGTTGGAGTAAAGTTAGAAGTTGCAGTAAAAGTGTGAGTTACGTAAGTACCATCAAAGGCTATATTTCCACCAGTTGCTTTAATAGAGTTACCTACAACTGTACGCATTGCTTTTACTCCATAAAGAGTAAAGGTTGAGTATTGGGCGAATGTGGCTGCTGCGCTTTCAGGTGCGAAAGTTAGACTAGAAACAGCATTAGTCGTTTGAACTAAATACGCCAACATATTTGCATAGGTAGTTGCTGCATTTGTTTCAGCAACAGTATCAATTGAAACTGATTTGTAATTGCTTGAAGCATAATTAGGAATTGTTATTTCTGTTGATGAAAAAGTGCTTGCTGTTGCGCCTGTTCCATTCATTATCCCAACACGTACTGCACTATCTACACCACTTTGACTAAAAGAACTGCCTGCAGCACCATTTCCTTCTAACGCTTTTTGCGAGTAAACGGATGTTGTTACGTTGTTTACTTTCATAAAAATAGAATAAGCAACCGCTGCCCCTGAACCTGAACGGGTACTTGCCTTTACAACCAAATCAGTATATGTTTGTGGAATGTTGGAAAAAGTTACCGAACTATCACCACCAGCACCTACGGTATAAGTAGCAAGTTTTGTCATTGTCTCTAAACTCATCGTGGATACCTCACAATAACTAGACCAGAACCGCCTGCTGCGCCGCTTCCGCTACTACCGAACCGCCGCCGCCACCACCTGTGTTTGCAGTTCCTGCAACTTCTGTTACTCCGCCGCCGCCAGAACCACCTGCACCAGCAGTTCCTGCACCACCACCAGCATAGTAGTAAGTGCCAGAAACATTTTGTCCAGTAGAAGTTACAGAACCCCAACTTGAATAAGCAGAACTACCAACACCACCTGCGCCATACGGTCCACCAGTTGTGCCGTTACCACCAGCAGCACCAGCACCGCCGCCACCGCCAGTTGCAGTAGTTTGACCTGAGCCACCATTATTGCCTTGACCAGCAGTACCAGTACCGCCTGCGTAACCTGGGTTACCACCACCACCTGAACCACCGTTAGCATTTCCAGCACTAGAGTTACCTCTACCGCCACCAACAGATGCAGTTAATGCAGCAAATTGTGAATTACTGCCATTAGTTGCTGAGGTTGAAGGGTAAACTCCACCTGTTCCACCCGCACCTACAAGTATCGTAGATGAAGCAGATATGGATTGTGAAGTGAGCACTTGAAAACCGCCCGCACCTCCACCACCACCTCGGTTACCACCGAAACCTTCAGTTTGTCCACCACCGCCACCTGCAACAACTAAAATATCGCAAGACAGCGTACGGTTAGGTGTAAAAACACCACTTCCTTTAAATACGTGATAAGCATAAGTAGAGTCATAGAATATACCAGTTCCACCAGATGCACTAGATATTGCAGCATTTACTGGTGATATGCCATAAAGGTCAAAGGTAGTTCCAGCAGAAAGAGTGTACCCACTTAAATTAATTCCTAAACTTGTGATTGCGTTAGTGTTTCTCCACAACCCAGCAATAAGTGAAACGTTTCCACTTGCAACTGAACATCTAATTAAAGATGTTTTTAAAGTTGTTGAATTAGAGTAGTTTTGAATATTTGCAATTATTGTTCCTGGGGCCGCAGAAGCCATTGGATAGTAGGCACGCACCGCTGTTTGAGTTGCTGCTCTTACGCTAAAGGTTCCAGTTCCATTTCCAAACAAAATTGTGTCTGAATAGTTAGTTCCAGAATCCCCATTAAAAGTAAGGAACGAATCACGAACAGTAGTGCTTCCAGCATAACTGTGTGTTACGTTAGAAATCACCAAAACTAAATCAGTGTAACTTTGGTTAATGCCAGAAAAAGTAATACTTGTGGCAGACGAAGTTAATACTATTGATTGTAAAGGTGTGTATGTAGGCATTATTTAACTCCATACAAAGCAAATGATGAATATTGTGCAAAATTAGTTCCACAAGAAATAGTTAAACTGTTAATTGCGCTAGTTGAGTTATACAAATTGCTTACTAAACCTGTATATCCAGTAGGACCATTCATATCATATCCAAAAAGACTACGAACTGTTTTGGTTTTATTTGTATTGGCGTAATCTAGAATATCTGTAATAATAACTCCAGGATTTACTGTGTCACCACTAGAATACCCAATAATTCTGCTATATGAATTGTTAAAAGCACCCGCAGTAGCGGTAGCACCATCACCATAAACAATATGTGAATAAACAGGTGAAGTTCCAGCAAAATCAATGTAAACCCAAGTATTAGTACTTGCATTTAGTAAACGCATTCGCACCTGTAGATGAGTATAGGTACTAGGAATTGAGTTAAAGGTCACCGAAGACGTAGCGGTAGAAACTTCTATTGAACTAATTGCATCCATACTACCAACAGCACTAACGCCATCCCAAAAAGAATTGTATTTTGGGAAAGCGTTCTGTACTGAGGACTGAGAGAATCTGTTAATCGCCATTAGCGATTACCTACGCTATTTCAGAGCCGTATGCGTTGAATGACATTGTTGACGCAGAAGCGTAGACTGTTACGACATCTGTTGTTGCCAATGTAATTCCTAAAGTCAAAGCAATTGTGTCATTAGCCGCAACTGGTGTGTCATAAGCAATGTAGTGCTGAGCCGCTAAAGTAGCAGCAGCAGGACGAACTGCGATACGGAAGGTACCTGCAGTTGATGCTTGATTACATACAGTGATTGTTGATACCACAGTAGATGTGGATGAAGGCACTGTGTAAAGAGAAGTTGCGGTAGTTGCTGCAGGATTGCTCTGCGCTAAAACCTTGTAAACTGTTGCCATGAGACTCCTTCAAAGGGGATGAACATAGGTTAACTGGTACATAAAGACTATGTGGGCTAAAGTATACACATGAATTTGGTGCATAAGTCGGTTTCTAGGGGCGGAAAATTAGCAGCCCTCGTTATACCACCCACCCTTACCTCTGGTACAGGTCAATGTAATCCTTCCGTATTTATTGATGACGACGGCGACATTTTGGTCAACCTTCGCCACATTAACTACACCCTCTATCATGCAGAGAAAAATCAAAAGTTCCCAAGTCCTTGGGGGCCTCTGTCATATCTCCACCCTGAGAAAGACCAGCGTCTGGTTACAGTCAATTACCTCTGTCGTCTTGATGACGATTACAAGATAATTAACTACACAGAGGTTGATTACTCTGCGCTCAATGTTCCTCCTATCTGGGAGTTTGTTGGCGAAGAAGATTGCCGTGTAGTGCGTTGGGATGGAGACCTCTATCTCATTGGCGTTCGTCGTGATACAACTCCTAATGGTGTTGGTCGTATGGAGTATTCAAAAATTGAGTTGGATAAAGACAAGTGGACTGCTACTGAAGTTCAACGAGTGCGTATCCCTGCTCCACTAAAAGATAATTCATATTGCGAAAAGAACTGGATGCCAGTTCTAGATATGCCGTATCACTTTGTTAAGTGGACTATGCCTACAGAGTTAGTTAAGTCCAACCCTAATAAACCAGAGACTGAACAAGTTTTTGTTAAAGAGACTAAGGCTGCACCTAATGACCAGCGTGGTGGTTCTCAGATTCTTCCTTGGAAGGATTACTACATCACCGTTACCCATGAAGTTAAATTATGGAAAAACTATCTTAATCAAAAAGATGCTATCTACCGTCACCGTTTGATTGTGTGGGATAGAGACTTTAACTTCTTAGGACATAGTCCTGAGAATTTCTCGTTCCTAGATGGACAGATTGAGTTCTGCCCAGGTGGTGCTATCTATAAGGGAGATTTGCTTCTTACTTTTGGCTTCCAAGATAACGCAGCGTTTTTGTTGCGGGTACCTGGTGACCTAGTAGATGAAATGATTGCGGAGGCTATAGCGTGAGTAAAATTGAATCACTAGTTGTTGACTTATCAACAGATGCTTTTAACCCTGAGAAAAACTTTGAGTTAGCAGTTGAATACGCAAACTTAAAACAGACTGCTTCTGCAGCATCATTTTTCTTACGTGCTGCTGAGTATGGTTATGAGACACATCCGCTTATTGTTTACTCTTCTTTGTTAAAGATTTCACTATGTCTATCTGACCAAAACGATAGAGATGCAACTTTGCTTAATGCTTTGCATGAGGCTATTGGTTATCTACCTGGAAGACCAGAAGCGTACTTCTTACTGTCTCGCTGGTATGAGCGCCATGCTGACTGGCGTAAGTGTTACACTTTTGCTGAAGTAGGTCTTAACTTTGCCGCTTCAACATACAACCTACCGCTTCCTACATACGTAGAGTATGAAGGTCCTTACTGTCTTATCTTTGAAAAGGCTGTTTCTTCTTGGTGGTTAGGCCGCAAAGAAGAGTGTAAAACACTTTTTGAACACCTACTAAATAACTATGAAATGGCTCCAGGCTATGTCAATAGTTCTTTAGGTAACTTGAAATTATTTAATAAGTAACATGTTAGTAGTACCTTATGGAAGCAGCCATGAGAATTGGAAAGCAGCACTTTCTCATACTTCGCCAATTTGGGATGAATTACCCCACGTTGAAACAGTTATTATTGTTGAAAACTTTGAGTTCCCCTTAAAACAAATAGCCAGTAAGTACGCAGAGACAGTGCTTATCCCATTAAAAGAACCCGCAATTCTTGACCATCCACAAGGACACCTAACCTTGGTTCCTTCAAAAAACTTAGTAGACCTTGCATCTCATAAAAATAAGTTTTATGACTTTCTTACAGACCACGGTTTTAAAAGGTATTTTTCACAACCTTTAGATATCCCTGATTTTAGTACTTCTTTTATAGTAAAAAGATTACAAGGAGAAGGCGGTTTAGGAATCTTTTTAGTGTGGGATGAAAAACGTTACGAAGAAGTTTTGCAACAACCCTCTCTTCAAGGACAACCCTACATATTAGAAGAATATATTGAGGGAGACAACGAGTATGTATTCTATGTTGTTTGTAAAGGTGGAGAAATACTTTGGCACTCTAGTTTAATGGGGCAACCACCTACAGATTCACGAGTTCAAAAAGGTTCTTTTACTAACGCTTCTGAGGTAACCATATCTTCAGATATTTATAATGTTTTTAAAAATATCTTTAAAGCCCTTAACTATGATGGTCCTGCAAACTTTAACTACAAACTAAAAGATAATAGACCAATCATATTTGAGATGAACCCAAGAATTGGTGGAACATTAATGGACCCTAAGTTTAGACATCTATTATCTGGTTGTTTAAAGGCTATTACTTTAAATGCTTACTTACAAGAACGGGAAACTATCTAATGTTAAATACCACCTATGAGGTTTTCCACACCGATATTGGAAACCCTTTACGCAATAAAGTTTATGATGAGATTATTAAGAAGGTCTCGTTCTTACCTAAGTTAGACTCTCCTACTTATTACCTTAATACCTTCAATAAAGTTGATGAGTTTATGAAAGATAACCCAGGGTTTAAGGTACAAACTCTAGAAAAATACGACGCAAACGGTAAAACATTTCCGTCTAACTCTGGCATCTGTGGGATTTGGGCAAGTAATTACATTGCTTATAAAAATTTCCTTAAGTCAGATAAAGAGGTACTTATTGTTTTTGAAGACGATGTTGAGATTAGCCCAAACTTTAAAGCAGTAGCAGAGACCTACATGAAAGAATTACCTGATGATTGGGAAGTGTTCTCTTTCTTTGTACCTAACGATTCGTTGTTTGCCTATAACCCTAGTGTTCACGATATACCAGGGGCTAATTTTATCTGTAAGTCTTACCAACAATGGGCAATGTGCGGTTATGCAGTCAATAGAAAAAGCGCTCAAAAGATAGTTGATGACATTGAAACCAAGGGTATAGAAGCCCCTATTGACTGGTATTTGTTTAACTTTAGAATGCAGCCAAAGTTTTTGAACATTACCTTCAATACATACACTGTAAAGCCACAGGCTTATAGGCCTATAAAACTAGTACCTCAAGTAGCAGATGTAAGTACTGTTCTTACAATGGACCAAAGGGACTAACCCCTAAGTATTTTTCTTCAGCAACAACTGCTGGGTCAATCCACCAATCTTCAAACTCTCTATCAGGATAACCTGGCACATATACTTTGACGTTTTCAAAAGCCAATACGTATCCTAAAGAAGAAAGAAGTTCTTTTTGCTCTTCTTTAACCTCTTGATTGCCCGCATACAAATCGTGTTCAAAGGTGATGGTAGAAAACCTATACTCATCTAAAGGTAACTTCTTTAGAGAGTTTAAGGTATCTCGTGGTGGGTCTATATCTACTTGAAGGTAATCAATTTGCTTTGGGAAGTTATGGTTAATGAAATAATTTAAATAATCAAACTTAGTAGCATCAACTTGGAGACAAGGGTTTTTTCGGTATTGGTTATAGTTCCTGGCAGGCTCTTCAAGCCATTCAAAGGCAACACCAGTCCAGTTAAACTCAGTTTCAAGCAGGTAAGTGTTGTTCGTTTTTTTAGATTCAAAAGCGCCAATTTCTACATAGAAACCATCTTGCTTTTCATCTAGCATGTTTAAAACGAAAGACTCTTGCCCAGCCTCACTGTTACTGTTTAAGTAACGTTTGATAGTTACATTCCACCTAACATCAATACTGTTGGAGTGGCATCAGAAGCCGCTGCAGCCCAAGTAGTTCCTGAACCTGTAGAGGTTAACACAAAACCGTTAGTTCCAACACCGTTGGCACCTGCAGTAAGTGTTCCTTGAACTGTTAGGTTAGTCATTTGAGCGCCAGTACCAAATACAACTTGACCAGTACCAGTCTCGTCGCTAATAGCGGCTGCTAGTGCAGCAGAGTTAGCGTAAGAACCGTTAGCACCTTGTGTACCAAAAGTTCCTTGAGTACCACTAATTCCTTGTGTGCCGTTGGTTCCTTGAGTTCCATTGGCGCCTTGGGTACCAAGTGTACCTTGGGTTCCGTTGGCTCCTTGGCTACCTACTGTACCTTGTGCACCGTTGTAACCAGTAGTTCCCTGAGTTCCATTGGTACCTTGCGTACCATTTAAGCCCTGAGTTCCGTTAACGCCTTGAGAGCCTACTGTTCCTTGCGCTCCGTTTGTGCCCTGTGTTCCATTGGCGCCTTGAGTACCGACTGTTCCTTGTGCTCCAGTGTCACCCTTATCACCTGTGCGAGCAAAAGTGATGATGATGTCTTCTGTATTGGCAAAACTTCCGTTGCCAGAAACGTAAGAACAACCAACTGTAAAGTAGCCAGTGTTATCTGTAAGGGTTGAAATTGTGTACAACATGAACGCACTTGCATCGTACTTCTTAGAAATACGGAAATGACCCTTGATGGTAGATGTTGAGTCATCAATGGTGTTTAAATAAGAAGATAAGTCTGTTGCGTTATCGTTTGTTGAGTCAATGTACATTGCTGTAGCACCAGCATAAGTAACGTTATTAAGGCGCAAGTTTCCTGTACCTGGGTCAGCATTAGTTGTACTAGTTGAGAAGGTGTAGTCAAAAGATGCTCCACCAAAGTTACCGTCATTACCCTTTATACCCTGTGTGCCGTTGGCTCCTTGGGTGCCGTTGGCTCCCTGAGCACCAGTTGTACCTTGACTACCTACTGTGCCCTGTGAGCCTGTGGTGCCCTGTGAGCCTGTAGTTCCTTGGCTACCAAAAGTTCCTTGAGTACCGTTGACACCTTGGCTACCAACTGTTCCCTGGGAACCTATAGTTCCCTGAGAGCCTGTAGTTCCTTGAACTGTTGGTACAGATGTATCAATAGTATTTCCGCCAGAGTTGTACGTAAATGTGATGTTGTTTTTTGTACCGCTATTGAGAGCAGTTGCAACACGTTCATTTGTAAAATACTTATTTGTAACGCCTTCACTTAACTCATCTGTTGAATCTAAGGCAGCACCAGAGATTAAATTCTCAATGGCGGTTTGATTGAGGTAATAAGGTATCTCAGACCAGTGTGTAGCACCACCAATGCCAATCTTAAACTTTTTTGTGTCGGTCTCAAAACCAATTTCACCTGATGATAAGATTGGGTCTGCAGAAGTCCATTGAGCAGCAGTACCTCTACGTACTTGAATTCTAATTGCCATTAAGCGTTACCTCCATCAAAGGTTGTTTCAAAGACTGTAGTGCCAGGTAGTCCGCCATCTAAGTCAGTAGTGTCATAAGATGAACCAACAATCCCACCGTCTTCTGTGACGGGTTGGATGTTCGGTAAAAACTCTAACCAACTAACTCCGTTGTATACAAAGAAACTTTGGCTTTCAGAATTAAAGTATACGTCACCATCGTACTGACCAGTAGGTTGTACGCTACTGGACAGTACGTTAATAGGGACGAGTGCTTTTTTGCTCATTAAATTACGCCTTTACTACGACCCGATAAGTTTCACCCAATGCTGGAGCAACTGCGAAGCCAATAGTTACGCTATTAGTGTTAATGTAGAGAATGTCTGTTACGACTTCAGATTTAGTTCCTATGTCCCAAACCGTAACCATAATGTCTTCAGTTCCTAGACTGTGTGTGATAGTGAAGGTTGTTGCACTATAAGGACTTACAGGAGTAATAGTTGCTGCATAAGTTCCAAGTTGACCAGATACACCTTGTGCACCCAGTGTTCCTTGTGTACCTAAAGTACCTTGAGAACCAACTAGTCCTTGAGAACCAACTGTGCCTTGGGCTCCAGTTGTTCCCTGAGTTCCATCTAAACCTTGGCTACCAGTTGTGCCTTGGGTTCCATTAGTACCTTGTGTACCATCAAGTCCCTGAGTTCCATCTAAACCTTGGCTACCAGTTGTGCCTTGAGCACCAGTTACACCTTGAACACCGACTGCACCATCTAGGTTTACAGACCAGTACTGAGATGCACCACCAGCGTTTTTAGCGCCAGTTCCAAGTGAACGTGTGCGAACGAATGAGAGTACTCCATTTCCTGAGTTAAATCCAGAAACAATACCGTATTGAATTTCAGTTACATCGTGAGCAATAACAATGTCTTGACCCACTGTGTAGTCAACATATAAGTCGTTAAGAGTAATTGTTGTTGCGCCAGAGTCTCCAAGTGTTAGTGCAGAGTCAGATGTTGTGGAGTATTTATCTCCATCAAGACCATCTGTACCTTGGGCTCCTTGGCTACCAACGGTTCCTTGACTTCCAACAGTTCCCTGTGTTCCGTCAAGACCTTGTGAACCAACAGTACCTTGGCTACCAACTGTACCCTGTGTGCCATCTAAGCCTTGGCTTCCAACAGTTCCTTGGGAACCAGTTGTGCCTTGGATACCCTTGATACCAGATAGGGACATGTACCAATCAATTTGGTCTCCACTACTTGTACCAGTGTAACCGTCAACATAAACTTGGAATGTAGTTGTTCCAGCACCAGGGGTTACACCTGTGATGTAACCTGTGTAAGAACATGACCCACCACTAACAATAAGAGTTACACGGTTTGGAGATGTATAGCCATCTGGTCCACCATTAACAGTGAATGTTGCGGTTTGACTTACAAAACTTCCATCTGTTGCAATTCCGTATGGGTCATTAATTTCTGCAAAGTATGTTGGGAATGTTGCTCCGATAGTACCTTGGGTACCTTGAGTACCGTCAAGACCCTGTGAACCTACGGTTCCCTGAGAACCTACAGTTCCCTGAGTTCCATCAGTTCCTTGTGTACCATCAAGACCTTGGCTACCAACAGTTCCTTGGGCACCTTGTGAACCAACGGTTCCTTGTGTGCCGTCAGTTCCCTGGGTACCATCTAGACCTTGGCTACCAACGGTGCCTTGTGCACCTGTAGTTCCCTGGGTACCGTTTAGACCTTGAGTACCGTTAGCACCTTGAGCACCAGTAGCACCGATGTCACCAGTACGGGCAAATGTAAAGAGGAGTTCTTCTCCGTCAGTAAATGCTCCTTGACCAGAGACGTAAGCAACTTCTACATCAAACCAATTTGGCGCTGAATCTGTAACACCAGAAATTGTGTAAAGATAAAAAGTAGCAGTATCAAATTTTCTAGAAACTTTTACGTGACCCTTGATGGTAGATGTTGAGTCATCAATAGTTGTTAAGAAGTTAGA